CCTAACCTGAAAATATTTCCAGGGCAAAGGTTTGCCGTAACTCTTGTAGGCATGCTCAAGAATGTTCATGTCATATGTGGGACCTTGACTCCAGATCAGTTTTGAGTGCCAGATCATTTTGGCCAATTCGTCTAGTGCCTGATCCAGGGGAATACGGTCTTGTTCGTTGAACGCTTCTTCGCGGGCATGGTCGGGTTGAGTAGCCCACCATGCAATTGTGCCGTTATCGATAGCACGATTTTCCTGACTTTCTAAAGTGACTCTGGCATAGTAATGTTTGTCGTACCAGCCCGTGCCAAACGGATCAAACGTTTGAGCAGCAATAGTAAGAATGGTTGTGTCCGGTCCTGTTGCCAGGCCTTCGAGGTCAATCATAAGGTGCATTTAATGATTGTAACAGAACTGCAATAGTTTGTCGAGTGATGTTTAGCCGATAACGAAGGTTAATGGTTGAGAAGCATCCACATACAGTTTGAGCTCTTCAATACACTTGTCCATTTGTGCCTGTGCTTCGGCCTTCATTGCTGCGCCATTGAGAGTGCCGCCACCGTTTGGTCCGGCAATGGTGCCAAATTTCTCACGAGCTTCACCAATGATCATTTTGCTGGCTGCTACCATGTAGTCCTTGATCCATTGCTGGATCTGGAAATCGCCCAACAACTGAATTTCAGGTTTGAGATTGTAGGTCCACAACAGAACCACTTCGCCGTAGCCGGTTGGGCTGCGGATAAGTTGCAGTTTTTTGGTAACCGGATTCCAGGTGTAGTTTATAAAGCCGCCGAACATTCTAGCTGCCAATTCCACATACTGGGTATAAAAATCATAGGTGGCCAGGCCGCCTGATTGGTTGAAGTTGATCAGGTAAACATTCATCTGTGCCTGACTAAACGGGTCAAAATTAGAACCTGTTGGGCCCGACGCAATACCAAAACTGCGTCGGAAAATCTGTCTAACACTCTGCACTTCTTGTGGCAAGGTGTAGATATTCTGCTGATTTACCAACTGCATAAAGCTGTAGCTTTCTTCGTAGGCATTGTTGGCCCGTTGGCGATAGGTGCCAACGGTTCTTTGATATGCTGCTTCTAAGTGAGCAGGATCAAGTTCAAGGTCAATGATTTGATGGCCCAGTTGTAGGCGTACATACTCAAAGAGATTGGTTTTTAGCGTGATTAAATCAATAGATTGTTGTTCGACCATTAGGGGCTCCGTGCCCTATATTTAGTCTTTTACCACGCCTTCAGTATAACCAAGTTTTCAGTTCCACGACCGTTGAACTGTGTCTCTGTGGTGGTTAGATCTTTGTAGATCTTTCTAGCAGCCGGCTTGCCTGCTGCCTGCATGGCCCGCACAATGTCAGCGGGTTTGCGCACAGTTTTCTGCATGCTTTCTGCTGTGCTAAAGCCAATGATGCTGTTGCTTTTGACAGTGAATGTGCCCACATGCGAGTCTGCTACCACATGAATCAGTTTGCGTTTCTTGCTGTCATACAACCAGGCTTCGCTCTTGTCCACCAGGTTTGCAGGAGCAAGCCCTTTGATTTTGAGGTCCACAATTTCGGCCTGGAACTTGAACTTGGCTGCACGTTTTTCTGGGCTGATGGCCTTGGCCTTGCGTGGCTTGCGATCAACCTTCTTGATCTGCACGTATGCACCACAGTCATTGATCACTGCTTCGCAGAACTTCACAATGCCGCGCATTTGAATCTTGGTAAAGTTGCTGTAACCTTCTGCCAGTTGAGCGTCCTTGCCGCCAATCACAGTTTCAAATTCTACCAGTTTGCGTTTCCAGTCCACAGCAATTTCGTTCACCATTTGCGGTGCTACATTCTTGCCACGGATAATGGTAATGGGCTTGATGTCTGCGCTCATCTTGGCACCAGACACCACAAAGTCGTCAAACAGGCCTTCTAGTTCGCCTGCGCATTCGCTAAGTTTTTCTCGTAGCCGATCCTGGATTGTTTGTCTAGCAGGGGCTGTGTCTGTTTTTTCTACCTCTGCTTGTTGAGTGGTGCCCAGGGTTTCTGCCAACATATTGTCCAGTTGAATCTGTTCTGCTTCGGTTAGATCCAGGCCCACCTGGCTCATGCGACACATCCAGCCTGTGGTTAGTCTCAGTGCAGAATCCGGAACACCGCGAAGCAGTCGTACATCGTTCTTGCGCCCGTGAGTTTCCAGGTAGCTCACTACCATGTCTCTGGCATCCTTTTTGCCATAAAAGTAATTGTACCAGCTAAAAGCCTTGGTCAACTGACTTATTCTATCATAAATGGGCTGTACACGCCAGGTAGGCTCATCGCCCATAAATTTGGTATCGGCGCTGCGTGGGTTTAATGGACGCACAGTTGCGCGAGCTGTTTGAGCAGTGGCAGTGGTTTTCATGGTACTCCTTACTAATGCAGTAATTATAACACAAACAGGATTATTGGTCAACTGACCCATAAATACATTACCATGCCCAGATTATCACTATACAAACCCAATCGCTCAGCCGACTATCAGTTTTTTGACAGAACAATAGCCGAAATGTATCAGGTGGGCGGAGCCGACGTGTATCTGCACAAATACCTGGGACCAGCCACAGGTGACAACGGGGGCAATCCGGATGCCACTTTGCCCAAATACGACACACTGAATCCGTTGTTTATTGAAGATCTGTTGTTGTTGGAAAATCGAGATAGAAAATACGATCAAGACATCTATGTCATGCGTGGTGTTTATCGAGCACAAGATATAGATTTTGATCTTACACAATTTGGTCTGTTCCTGAACAACGATACCTTGTTTATCACGTTTCATTACAACCGCATGATAGACACAGTGGGTCGCAAACTCATGAGTGGCGACGTGCTGGAATTACCCAGTTTGCGCGACTACAATCCTTTGAACAGTGACATACCTCGAGCCCTGCCCAAGTGGTATGTGATCCAGGATGCGTCGTTTGCCAGCGAAGGCTTTAGCCAAACCTGGCTGCCACACCTGTGGCGGGTTAAGGCCACACCCATGGTCAATGCACAAGAGTACAACGACATTACCAAACAGCCGTTTGAACCCAACAACATCTGGGATCCGGGCAATTTTTATCCAGGTGGAACAACTGTGTTATACGGCGACAAATATTACATATCAAACAAGAATGTTCCTCCGGGCACAGAGATAACCCATGCAGAATACTGGACTGAAAAAACCAATCCCATCAGCATTGCTGATTGGCAAAGCACAAGACCCAAGGATCTCGAACTCAATGATGCTATCCTGGTTCAGGCCGAAGCAGAAGTTCCCAAGTCAGGATTTGATGTGGTTAAATTTTACATAGTGGCCACAAATTCAGATGGCACACCTGCCAACCCTGAGTCAGCAACCTATACCGCAGATTACACCATCACAGATGCCAGCCGCACTGTGGCCAACGATGGCAACACTCCAACCGGAGATGGCTACACTGCTGGTTACTTGACTGGTGACGGCAAAGCACCCAACGGATTGCCTGTGACTGCTGGCGTTAATTTTCCGTCCGCACCAGTTGCTGGACAATTTGCTCTGCGTTTGGATTATTTTCCCAATCGCTTGTTTAGATTCAACGGCACCAGCTGGATCAAGATTGAAAGCGATGTACGCACCAACCTCACACCGGGTGCCAACAACAATACCTTGCGCTCAGGCTTTGTGAACAATACATACACTGTGAACACCACTGATCTTGGCAACATACCTAGTCGTCAGAGTCTGAGTCAAGCTCTGATACCTGATGCTGTCAACGGTGACGATGGCGGTAATAAAACTGCAAATCCTTATCCGGGCACACAGCCATATCAGAAATCCAGTTAACCAGGTACAACTCAATGAGTCAACAGTTTTTTTTCGACGAACAGATACGTAGATATCTGTTGCAATTCACTCGCATGTTCAGCTTGTTTGAAGTTGAGTACGGGCGTGATGAGCAAGGCATCAAGGACCTGGTGCGTGTGCCCATACGCTACGGTGATGCCAGTCGTCAGGCACAGACAATTATACAACAGAACTCTGCCAACTCGCTGCCATCTTCTCCGCTAATGACTTTTCACATCACAGGCCTGGACTATGATCGTCCCAGAATGCAAGAACCCTATCATGTGAACAAAATGATGGTTCGTCAGCGATCATATGATCCTGGCACAGAAACATATGAAACCACACAGGGCAATGCGTTTCAAATTGAACGCCTGATGCCTGTGCCCTACAAGTTGACAATCAATCTGGACATATGGACCACCAACACCAATCAAAAGATGCAGTTGTTTGAACAAATTGCCACCTTGTTTAATCCTTCCTTGGAAATACAGGCCACAGACAACTACATTGACTGGACCAGTCTTACCACATGTGATCTTGAACGTGTGAACTGGAGTTCAAGAACTATTCCTGTGGGCACAGAAAATCCCATAGACAACATGACTCTGACTTTTAGTCTGCCAATCTGGATATCAAGTCCGGCCAAGGTCAAGAAACTGGGTGTGGTGGAACGTGTGATTGCGTCTATTTTTGATGCCAATGGTGATGCCAACAATGCCCTGCTGGACAACGACCTGTTGCTGGGCACCAGAGTCAAGGTCACTCCCTGGAGTTATCAGGTGCTGCTGTTGGATGGACAACTACAGGTGTTGCAGCCTGCTCAGGTTGTTAATCCTGATCGACTGAGCCTGGCATCGTTCACCTTTCCTCTAGTGGAAAATCCACAAATCACATGGCCAGCAGTGGCCAGTGCGTATGGAGTTCTTAGACCTGGAATCAGTTACATCACTCTGGACAATCCCTGGGCACCTGATTCCAGTATTGTGGGCACTGTTGCTGTGAATCCTGCAGATGATCGATTGTTGATCTTCAACATTGATCCTGACACTGCACCACAAAACACTCTGGATCCTGTGAACTCTGTGGTGAATCCCTTGACTGCTGCTCCTGGAGATGGCTTGCCTGCTGCGGCAACTGGTCAACGATACCTGCTGACCGAAAGCACTGGCAGTGCTGCCAACGTGGGCACCAATCCCACTGCCTGGAGTGGATCCGGTGCTCAGCCCTTGATTGCCCGCAGCGGAGACATTGTGGAATACAATGGTGCAAGATGGATCATAGCATTTGACAGTCAAAACGACGTTGGTGCTCAGTACGTGGTCAACCTGACCACAGGTATTCAGTACTACTGGGACAATGTAAAATGGGTCAAGAGCATTGACGGCCTGTACGCTGGAGGAGCATGGAACCTCATATTGTGAAGGCAGTGGGGGTATGGTTTTTTTGTCCTGCCACACACCGATATCTGTATCTACTGCGCAACGATCCCAAGTATCCTGACACCTGGGGGCTGGCAGGTGGCAAGGTGGAATACGGTGAAACCTTGATTGCAGCAGTGGAACGAGAGTGTTCGGAAGAACTGGGTGCCATGCCCGAATACAAACAACTGATCCCTATTGAAAAATTCACATCGCCGGATTCGGCATTTGAATATCACACCTTCTGGTGTCGTGTGGAGCAGGAGTTTGTGCCTGAACTGAATCATGAACATGTGGGCTATGCCTGGATTGGCACAGGACGCTGGCCCAGGCCCTTGCATCCTGGATTGTGGAACACTGTGAATCTAGACGCTGTACAGCAAAAGATTCGTCAGATTGAACAAACCTTGTAGTCTTGTTTTACAAATCCTTGATATTTGTATTATAGATTGTTTTTTCCAGGAATTCTTTATGAGTGGGCAAAGCCGCAACAATCTTTTGTATCTGTTGTTGATGCTCTTGCCACTTCTGATATACTGCGGTTTCGTATCCAGGTATTTCTTTAAATTTACGATCTAAGAAATCTTTAAGAGCCGGATCCATTGGATTATAGCCCATACCAGCGGCAATATACATGATCCCGCCCAGTTCCGTGGAATAAATTCTAGAACGATGCTGTGCGTTGGCTATATCGTTGTAGGAGTTGTACATGCTGGGAGTGAAATTAGTCATTGGACGACTGTATGTTATATCGCTTGTGGCTGCTTTCCAGTACGGAGTATCATTTCTCATGCTCATTGCATAGTGTTGACTGATAAAATGTTTGAATCCACTGATTTGTTCATAGAATGCATGATTAAATAAATCAACATCAAATTGAGTAACTGTGCCATTGCGCATACTCAGCATTGCAATTATTTTGACAATTGCTTCGTGAGTCAACATTAATCCAGTTGATTCTAACGGTTCAATAAATCCATTGGCCAAGCCCACACCCACTACATTCTTTTCCCAAGCATGAGTATGTACGCCATGTTTTATTTTTATGTGTCTAAGTTCAGCAGCATCTGCCCGAGCGGCATCAGGAAACAACATACGGTTAGACTTTAGATGTTTTCTAAATTGCTGTTCTGCTTGCTCTTTGGTGGCAAATTTACTGGAGTAAACATATCCAGTTCCAATTCTGTTCCACAACGGAATATTCCAAACCCAACCTGCTTCAATTGCAGTGCAACTGGTATAATTTTCTAATTCTTTGTTTTTGTCAATGTAAGGAATAACTGTGGCAACTGCGCTGTCGTTCAACAAGGTGTCGTTAAATGATACAAAAGGAACGCCAAGTTTTTGTTCCAGCAACAACGATTTAAATCCTGTGCAATCGATATACAAGTCGGCAGTCAGTGTGCCAGATGCCCGAGTAACAATGCCACTAATACTGCCATTGGTATCTTGTGTAGCATCAACCACAGTGTCTACTATGTGAGTCATTCCGTTAGGTAAACACAAATTATCTCTGAGATATGTGCCAAACAACGATGCATCCATATGGTATGCAGTGTCTGTTGCAAAA